AATTGCCAGATTGCATACAATCATTGAGACTTTTTAGTAGGGTGTCATATCCCTAGGCACTTTTTCGAAAGAAGGCTAAACTTTGACAGTTTTAGGACTTGTCGGTCGAGCCCATCGGCTCATTTAGTCATCAACATACGCCATGCCGTAATCAACATGGTATATCTTGGCGAACCCACTCAACGCGTATGTTTGGCCAACACGCACATTAAGTATACTTTCTACCATTTGAGACACTTCCCAATCCTCAAGTTCGTAACGCCTCATCCAGCTATCTACACACACCTCACTAACGTTGGGGATGTAACCCTCAATGTCTAAAACAGAATCCTTACGGATCTCGATCTCTTGATCGGACTGAAAACGTTCCCTAAGTGCACTAAGCACTGGTGTGTTTGGCTGATGAACATATCCACGAACAACTGCGGAAGTGTATCTATTCATCCTCTCGTCATGACTAAGCGACGAGAAGGTTCCAGGTGGAATCCCCAACTGGTTGGCTAACATGTCCCCTTCGACACTGCCTAAAGACCTTAGCATGCAACCAACATTTTGCACAGCTTGCCAGCCACTAGAAGAGTGAACTGGTGAATACTTTAAGAATTGAATCTTCTCGGGTACGAAACCACCAAGACGAAAGCAACTCTCGTAAGTTACTGTGTGACCACAAAGTGATGCACCATATTCAACACATCGAGAGACATCCTCCTCGGTGTGGATGGGTCTACTAGTCAAAACCTCAGCAATACAAGAGGCTATGCAAAAAGACCCGAAATGGTTCAAAATTGTGGTTAGTGTCGTGCCGGACCCTTCGAATGGTCCTTCGAATTTCAAATCCACATGACTCCTAGAATTGTGTGGATTCGCTACTCGGATAGGTAAAAGGCACTGTTCAACAAGGCCCCGAGCCCTAGGCTCGTCAAATATTGACATAGCAACGTACGTCGCAAAGAAAGCAGGGTAGTCCTGGGATGAGTCGTTGCTACTAACATCTAAGTTAGCTGCAATCTGACATCCTTGGACATTCCCGCACATTACGGAATCATCGCTGTAGATCAAAAAGTACAACTCATTTGATCCTGTCACACTCTCAATCAACTTGGTAAACAAAGTCGAAAGATTGTGATTCTTGGGCTTGGACATGATAAAGATCGTCACGTTAACCCGGTTGATTGTGTAGTGGTGTGCTCCATCAAGCAACACTTTAACAAAATCGGGTATCTCATTGGCATACATAGCTCCAGCATCGTACTTAACGAAAAGACGAGATGGTTTCTGGCCACTCTTACTAATCTCTCGCTTTAGACCAGCTTCACACCTTCTAACCATCAAATCATCCACGCCACTGAGCAGAGACCCTTGGACGTATCTACGTCGAAGGTTTCTTGCTGCATGGGGAATTTCTGCGGTTAAAGATCTCGGAAGCAATGGAGCTAGAGTAGTCGTAAACGATAAAAAAGTGGTGTAGTATGCCCACCTGGCTGCATTGTGAGCTACATCAAGAGCCACATAGCTGTGCAAAGTGTGCCAGCCTTCAGATGTGCTAATGAATGTTGAAATACGGGATGCAGCCTTCTCAATGAGACTTAAGGCCTGCGGAGGAGGGATCAAGTGAACTCGTCTTCCTTGTAAGCGTGCAAACATACTTGCTCGCTCAACAGCAGAAAACTCATTACGCTCTAAGGAACCTAGAAGCTCATGCCCGAAAGCACGAGCCTTGGCCCGAAGATCAACCTCGTCTGGCTTACTTCCAATCAATCGCTTTAAGGCACGATTGAGGTTGTGAGCTGTAGGCGCGTGACTTTCCCAGAAAGACTGGTTTTTTCCAGTGAACCGAAAATAAACAGTACGCCACCTGTTTATCGCTAGTCCCACTGGATTTTCAAACTGGGGGCGTCCCTCATGGTCCATAACAACGTCGGAGACATTGCGAAAAGCAACGTCTTCACGCAACACGTAATCTACGTCGAATCCAACATCAATATCCATAACTCGCATCGGCTGAAAAGCGTCTGTGACTGGTAAAACCCTGGATATTGCTGTTATCAAACCCTGATCATCGCAACCAATAGTGGACCAGTTATTAGTTGCGATTTGGGTCATCAGATCCGACAAGATAATGCATGTTTCTTGTTTGAATATGGACTGAATGAAATACTGACCTGTCTGAGCAAAAACATCCAATAAGGCAGGCATCTCGGAAGGAGCTACTTGCTTGGATGTGGTTGCTATCACAGCATCAATAATCTGCTTGGAAACTTTCGCACATGGGAAATTTTTACGAAGAAAAGTCAATAGAGGAATTGACACAGTAAAGGCTGACGGAGGGATTGATCTAACGATCCCATTCGAGTCTAGCCTTCTGTAACCTTCAATAATAAGACGTTCGAAGCAAGACACAGCGATGCCTGGTTTGCCCTTCGTCCTATCGTAATCATCTCCAAGATATGCTACGGTTATAAAGCCGGGGCAGTTTGTGGACACTGATGGAAACATGGTGCCAACGTTCGCAAATGCGTGCTCGTTGGTTTTTACCACGTAAGAAGTTCCATCGTGACTGACCTCGGGAACCAAGTCATTTAGGACGAAGTATGTTACATACGTCGTCACAACAACGGGCTCAGGCGGAGCTTGAACCTCTGGTTGCTCATTAGCAGCAGCTGGCTCCTCGTTATTGTTGACTTGTTCGCGACCCCTATTGTTGCGTCGGTGGTCATTACCGACTGGCCTTGCGTTGTGCTGTCTTCCCCGAGCCCTACGAACTTGAGCTTGAAAAGCTCCAAGTCTAGGTGGGTTGTTGAAAACAGCTGCATTGGCCATCTGTTCATTGGCGGCATCAATGTCGTCAGTATTGGTAGCAGAACCATTGTTGCCATTCAACGAAGAAGGCACGTTAGGGTCTGGACCATCTAACCAAGTGGCTAGAATCCTGAAACGACATTGGGCGATCCATGCGTCAACACCATGAGCCTGAAGGAAACTTTGCAGAGCGACTGGTCCGTGCCCAGTCCCATTGCTAATCTCCAACATACGGTTAACGATGTCGACGTAGTACCAGTCGTGGCATGGGCGATCTCCAAATTGGAGACTATAGTAGTTGAGATACATACTACTATTGTGTCGACAAACCGGACATGAGTAGTAAACGAACTCAAGTGGTTCTGTTTGCTCATATCTGTATCGACCCCCATACAAGCCTGAGGCGATTGAACGCTCACACTCGTAACACACGCTGGTTCCACAACGAACGCAACTGTACGATTCCATCTCCCAGGAGAGGCAAACACAACAAGACATGAATCTGTCGTGTGTCACCTCACGCCTGAAAGCGATGATAATTACTAAACCGTACAAATAGTAACTACCACTTTCCTCCTCAACCTTAACCAACCGGAACCAACTGCATTCCTCCCCCTGTACCAAATGTATCCCATTACACAGAAGAATTTGAAAAGCAGCTCCGGTGATCCATATACTTAATATGGGCCGGAGGTGCTCTCAAAAGAGCAAAGATGATGCCAAACCAACAAGTATGTCTTTTCCTTTGCGAAGGGCAGCAGGACCATACTCCTTGGTGACGGATACAACTCCATCAATGACAGATGACGCCCAGTCTTTCCCAGTGGATTGCTTAATCGCAGGAGCGATTGATAGTGCTTGTTGCACTATAGCTAAACCAGCAGGATCCCTGTGTGATGGCGTGACGAATGCTTGCGCTAAAGCACCAACATACTCGATGTGCATAACGGTTTCCACTTGGAAAGTGTTACCGGGCACTCCAGTAATACCTATAACGGAAGTCTGAGCAGCCATACCAGCTAAAAAGTTGATATCACTAGCTCCTGACGCATCAGTATAAGTTGTCGGGCCTTGTAGGCACTCGATCATTTGCTCTCCTTTTGAAAAAGGATAAATGAGGTTGGTCATGGGAACACCAGCAGCACTAACGTTCTGGGCAACAAAAGCTGCCGCGGAAGATGTCGCAGGACTAGAGTATGAACACTCAGTGTCATTTTGACCAAATGACACGAGCCAACACTTCTTGTCTGTAACACGTTTAATGTCGCAATCTGTGTAACCAGCTAAACCTCCTGTACCAACGCCCATCAGGTTGTTGTGAACAGGCTCTGTCAAGCAATAAAGCAAGCCACCCATGTTCATAACAGTACCTGTGTACTCCACAGAAGTACCAGCACTTACCATTCTCCCTGCTAAAACGTTGTTATAGAAACCTGAGTTTGTAACGTTGGGGAGAAAGCGACTGGTTGCATATGGTGAATTTGAATAAACCATTTGCCAACCAGCCGTTAAAGCTGCAATACCAGCAGTCACTGTCAACGGTAAGTTGTTGGTGCCAGTGAAAGCGGCTGTGGTGACGTACATGCAAGGTGCGTCGTTGCTTAGTGAGGGTGTTATGACTACATAACCAAACCCCTGCGTGCCAATGACGCCAGTAACACGTGAGAAAGCTGTAACTTTCTGTGACGGTCTAGCATCTGATGATGGCACACATGCTCCCATCGCCTCCGGACTCCAAGGCGTCGTGGTCGCAACTAAATATTTTGCTGTGCATTCCTGCATGGCAGGCAGCATTCCAATCCGTCCATAAGATCTAGAGGCCGAGCTATTAACAAGCTGTAAAGCACCACTACGTGGCCCAATGGGTGCCCCCAATGGTTGTTGAACCTTTCTAGTCTTCCTTCCCCGCATCATAAGTTTCGACCGCGAGGTCAGGGGTTTGCGCGTCCCCTTTGAGTTTATTCTACTTCTAGAGGTTTTCACCATGTCCAGATATTGCCAGCCTTGGTACAAACCTAATTGCGTATGCAGAGAGCCCGATGAACTTCGGGTGGTGCTCCGCAGACTATCGCCGAGACTTCGAGTTTGGACGTTCTCGAAATCAGCCGAATACGCACACGATGTGGCGTAATGATCCATGACACACTTCGCTTTTACACACTACCGACACTTTCGCGTTATAGTGCTTCAGATAAGCGCCCCTGTGATTTACTCACCCTTACTCTTACAAGTTCGGATGCTTTGCCATTCCCACTCTACTGAGTTTCTTATCGGGCTGGCGTTGGATTCGGTGAATAGTTGCTTTTAGATTGGATGTCCCAAACGGATCTTAACCCGCCTATCCATGGGCCTAGGGGTCCTACACATCGTTTGCCTCTGAGAAATTCTCGAAGAGGGCGACGTGAGGACAGGTGGTGTGATTACATACAGCAACAGAAGTAGTTGGAAGTCTGGGCCTATGCCAGATGCGTCAACTAAATCGTCACATATTCAACCGTAATCACTCAGTGCTATCCCGCAAAGCGTCAACCTTGGTTACCTGGGTTGCCGGAAAACTCC